CGTACCGCACGATTGCCGAGGCGGTGCAGACTAACATTAAGATGCTGGAGAGTATCGGCTGGAAGTTTGCGTTCGACGTTATCCATCTGGATCAGATGGCCCCTGTCAGTATGCGCAATGCTTCAGGTCTAACGCGGACTAACTTTGGCACGCGCCGAGTAGAGGTCAGGCTTCATGGGACCGATGTTACTGGTAAGGTCGGCACTTCGTTTGAGACCTTCCTACACGAAGCCGTGCACGCTGCGGTCGTCCCGTTGGTTAAGGCGGGCAACTTCAAGCGCTTCGAGGGTTATCGGTTCGCCGAGGCGACGAATAACCTCTACGCCGTGTTCAACCACGTCGTGCGTGAGTTCAACAAGAAGGCCAAGAGCGGTGCGGAACTGAACCCTCTTGAGACGGCAATCTACGAACGGGCTGTTAACACCCTAGCCAACCCGGATGAGATACTGGCTTGGACGATGTCCAACCCTAAGGTGATGGAGTACCTCGATACCATCCCTTACACGGCGAAGCAGTCGGTGTTTGGCCGGATCGTTGAAATCGTACGTAAGGTACTGGGGCTGGCTAAGAACAGTGACTCTGCTCTGGCGGAAGTGCTACGTGTAGGCGAAGCACTCTTCGGTACCTCAGCTGCTGAAGCTAAGATGGTATCCGACTATTTCACTGAGAAGTTTGGTACTGCTACAAGTAAGCAGCAGGTTGAGCCTGAGCAGAAGATCAACAAGGGCCTGTTCAAGGCACAGATGGCTAATGATGCAGCTGGCTTTAACGCGGGGCTTGACGAAGTTACATCGGGCGTGAAGCTCGAAGCTAAAGAGAAGCGCAAGGCTGCAATCGAGGCGATGGATAGCGGGGCTATGACCCCGGCGCTTCTGGCCATCCAACCGACCTCATGGATCAGGGACGCCATCACTAAGAAGCGTCCGGGCCTCGGTTCGATCATCAACGGTATCGACAAACTAGAGCAGCGTATGCGCGGCATGCGGACCTCGATGGAACGCGCCATGCGCCGCCGAGTTACGGAAGTCGAAGACTTCGTGAACAAGAACGGTCAGGCTCCCCTGTCTGCCATGATGACCATCGCCCGCGTCAATCGCGTCGATGTAACTGCGCACGACACTCGCGCAGAGGCACTGGCTAACGACAGGGTGCTTCAGCACCACCGAAAGAACAACAACGCCAAGGGCGCTATCAAGCGTGCCGATGACATCAACACTGCGTGGGATGCGTGGGATGCACTGGGTAAGCAGAAGGGTGGCCACGAAACCTACAAGCGCATGCGGAAGTTCTACAAGGACATGTACTCCGCACTGCGCGCTGCACAGGATGATGACATCCGCAGCCTCGGTCTCGACAAGGCAGCCGCCGATAAGCTGATTCAGCAGGCGCGCGGCGACATCGATGAGGATGCTCTGGTCGATGAGGGGCCGCACAGGGGCGTACCTGAGAGCATGTTCCCTGCTGAGTACTTCCCGTTCCGTCGTTTCGGCGAGCACGTGCTTATCGTACAGACCGGCAAGCGTGCGGAGCGTGAGCGCTATCACTTCGAAAGCGCCCGCGAGCGCAACGAGTTCGAGGCTAAGCGCGCCAAGCAGCTCGGGCTGCAGCGTGGCACTGACAAGTACAACGAAGCCTTCAAGCGCCTTGATGGCATGGAGAACCTGCGCGACAATATGTCGGACGAGAGTTTCCTGTTGGGTAAGCTGTTCGACGCGATTGACGACACCAAGCCCACAGCAGAGGGCACCCCCGAGGATGCTGCCAAGTTCCGCAAGAACATGAAGGATCGTCTCTACCAGACCTACCTCATGACGCTGCCGGAGCGCAGCCTGCGCAAGCAGTTCATTCATGCTGAGTTGGTGACCGGTCAGTCTGCGGATGCCCTACGCATCTTCCGTGTGGCTGCTGGTCAGTATGCGGCACAGCTGCCGAAGGTAGTCTACGGCAACCAGATCCAGACGCAGATCGAAGCTGCCTACGACACTATTAAGGACGGTGATCCGGCTGACCGTGCGAAGCTGACGGCGATGGTCGATACCGTTGTCGGTCGCACCCGCGATGCGGTGGACGCGCCCGAGCGCCCTGCGTGGGAGCAGCGCCTTAACGAGTTTACCTTCCTCTCGCTGATGACCTCAGTGGCGTCGGCTGCCGTGCAGCCGTTCACGCTAGTCTTCCAAGTCATGCCGCGCATGGTCGCGCGCTACGGTGCGGGCCAAGCGCTTAAGATGGTGTCGAGCTACACCCCAATTCTTAGCGCAGTGCAGACGGTGCGTGATATTGACCCGGCAACGGGTGAGAGGTTCCTCGCAGCCCCGACCATCGGCAACACGGCCTACATCAAGAATAACCCCCTGCGTGCCCGGCTCTGGAGGGAGCTTGACCAGAACCGCGATCTGTTCTCACAGAAGCAGGTGGATATGCTGCTGCGTAACCGGGCTACCCCCGGCACCAGTGCAGCCACTCCCGGCAGGCGCGCGGTTGAGAAGTACGAGAAGCTGGTTACGGCTTCCGGTGCGCTGTTCAGCTCGATGGACCAGATCACCCGCGAGATTTCGGGGATGTCCTTCGCTGAGCTGGAGTACGACAAACAGCGCGCTGCGGGTAAGTCGCACGAAGAAGCGATCCAAGCGGCAGTAGATGCCTCGGTGCGTAACACCGACGAGACCATTGGTAACTACACCGAGGCCGAAAAGCTCGATGTGTTCCGGGGTGGGCCGCTGCGCCGCATGCTGGGCTTCCTACGCACCTACTCCGTGCAGCGTACCGCGTACTACTTCCGGATGCTCAATGCCCTGACCGAAGGCGACCCAACGCAAAGCCGCCTGCAGGCGTTCAACGAGCTGTCTATGGTGCTAGCCTTCACGTCGCTGGGTGCGGGCATCGGTGCTAACTTCGGTTACGAGTTCATCTGCGACGTCATCGACGTCATCATGGGTGCTATGCTTTCGGACGAAGAGAAGGAAGAGTGGCGCAGGCGCGACCCGCTGGGCGCAGATAGCAGTGACTACCGCTTCCGCTTCCAGTGGCTGCCTGAACAGTTCGGCCCGGACTCAATGGCTGCTAAGATCGCACAGCGCGGCGCGCTCTCCGAGCTCACTGGTTACGACTGGACCACTCGCCTGTCGCAGAGCTCGCTCTGGCTGCGCGACTTCCAGCGTGGGGATACCCTGCGCGAAGATGTCTTCAACTTCCTAGCTACCAATCTGTCGCCGCAGATTTCGCAGGGTGCCAACATCATCGACGGTGTTGACGAGTTCATGCAGGGTAACTGGTCAAAGGGCTTCTCTAAGATCGCGCCTGCTGCCGTGCGGGGCATATTCACTGCCGAGCGGTATGCTTCTGAGGGTGAGACCACCAAGGCTGGCCTGACGGTGGCACCGACTAGCGAGTTCGATGCTAACGAGCTGTTCGGTCAGGTACTGGGCTTCACGCCTAACGACCTGTCGCGCGAACGCGAAATGAACCGTATGACGCAGGCTTGGAAGCGCACCATGAAGGACGAGCGTGACGAGCTGTTCAAGGAGTTCCGCGACGTACTCGACGATCCAGACCGTACGCGGGAAGACCTGCGGATGATGGTTGAGAAGGTCCAGCGCTATAACGCCAAGGTGCCAATCGACTCGCAGGGTAACCCGCTGTCGCAGTACCTGATCCAGCCTAGCAACATTGCTAAGTCTGTAAGTGGCCGCGAAACCCGCGAGAAGAAGTCCTATCGCGGTGTTGAGTACGCACCGGGTGAACGGGACCTGTTCTTCCCCTATGAAAAGCGGAAACCGACTGAGTAATAAAAAACCCCCACCGGGGGAGGACCGGTGGGGGAAAAGTCAACCATGGGAAGGAGCAAACTTCCAAAGTCGTCTTAGCATGTTCGCCAGATTCGTAAACCCCTAACACCAGATTTAGGGTCCACTACACTCTTACGGACTACATTTAGCTTTAGGCGGCGCAGTATCGGACGCAGCTCTCGCCATGCCTCTTGGGGGTCAAGGGACGGGAAGAACAGTGACTTGCCGTTGGTAAAGGCTCGCCAATTAACTTCGTACTCAACCCCCGCTACCTTCAACTGCTTCCTCCTGCTGCGGGACAAACCCATCCATCGCTACAAAGTCAGAGTGCGTGGCATCAAACTCAAGTGCCTGCACCGGAGGCGGGTTGAACTTCATACCCTTACCCATCCGCTTCGCACCGGACTTGAGGAACATACCCGACTTCTTGAGCTTGTTGATCGTCTCACGGTAGCCGATGTTACGCGATGCGCAGTAGTGCCGGAACGAAGCGACGGTCACGAAGACCTTGCTGGTGTCAGGCTCGTAGCGGATCATAAGGTCGCGGCGCGGCTCCAGCACTGGCAGTTGCTCCATCTTGGTGCGACGATCAGCCCCGTCATTAACGATCAGGATGTTGTCTACGCGACCCACAAGGAAGTCACCTAGGATTTGCTTATCGCCCTGTGGGGGCGGCGCAACCGTAGTACGCAGCTCGTTAATCATCCGGCATGCCCACTTGAAGATCGGTGCGATGTCCCAGTCAACTAGCTTGAGGTGGATGGCAATATAGATGCCAGTGAGGTTGGCAGCGACAGTGGCCGACCAGAAGCGTTCGCGCTGCGTGAGCTTGAGAATCGTGTCGATCTTGCTCTGCATGGTGTGGTAAAGGTCACGGACCTTTTCATGTTCGCTAAGCAGGTAGCGCGCATAGATTTCCCCCGCGTGCCCGTAGTTGTCGAGCAGCTGGTGGTCGAACATCTGCTTACCGGTCTCCGTGGTGATCGCGTCTGAGTAGTCGAGGCTGAACTCGATGATGCGCATCATTTCCCCCTGCGGGCTGTCCTTGAGCATCTCCAGCTTTTCGTAGAACGAGTGGTTAGACGAGCACAGCGCGATGGTCTGCCACGATGTCAGGTTGACCCGCATCTCATTCGCCGATGCCTTCATGCGGTCCTTACCCGTCCCCTGTGTAATGAGGTAGGCAAGCTCACTGAGCTGCTTGGGGTCAGTGTTGGACATCTCGTCAAAGGTAACCGGCAGGTTGCACAACACCCCGAGCTTGAAGACCTTCGAGTTAAAGGTATCATCCTTCTTAGCGCACAGTTTCTCTGGGTTGCCCCAGACGGAGTTGCACATATGCAGGATGGTGGTCTTGCCGGTACCCGAGTGCGTGTTCACGAGGTTGATGATCGCCCCGCGCTGGCCTGAGAACTTAAGTAGCGGTGCGCCAAAGGCGGTCGCTGCGGCGAAGGCCGATGCCTCCAGACCGGGACGCCCGTAGAGGCTGAAGACTTCCTTCCACTTCTCGAACGACCCTGATGGTGTGGCATACTCTGCGAGAGCCTTGGTGGCTGACGACGGCGGGCTATGGTAGGTCCCCTCGACGCTGACCTCCCGGTCGCCGATGATGAACTTGTTGTCGTTGTCTGCCCACCCGAACTGATTGCGCATTTGCTCTGCCCTTTTGTTATGGAACTGGTCCTGAAATGAGCGGACCACGTAGTCGATCAGCAACGTGAACTGCTTAGGGAGCAGTACCATGTGGCGCGCTGCCAGCGCCTTGCGCAGCTCATCCTGCGCCATCACTACAGCGGTAGAGAGCGAGAACTCCTTCACGCCGTCCTGCGGGGTATGCAGCCGGAACAGAACCACCCCGCCATCTGCCGGGTCCTCCATGCGCTTCACGATATAGAAGTCGTACGGGTAGACCAGAATAGGCTCGGCTTCCTCCTCTTCCAGCATCGGCTTGCGCCAGATGCCCCCTGCCTTTCCCCGCACGTAGGGGAAGGGGAACTCAGGGATATGGTAGATGCTCTCGACGCCAGCCTCGTTGGGCTGCTGGATAACGTTGTCTTCCTCAGTCGCCTCAGCCAGCTCTTTGCCTAGCGCAATAGGTGACTTGATCTTCCCGAAGTGCGGGCAGCTCGCACACAGGCCGGGGTTGTGCTTCTCGAACTCTGCACAGGTATGCGGCCCGACGATGTGCTTGAGCTTCTGCTCCGTCTTATCCGGGTCATAGTCAGGGTGCTGGGCCGACATCTTGTGCACGGCCTTGTCCCGATCAGAGCAGAACTTGGCGATGGACAGCGCGCTGAACCATCGTGGCTCTGAGATGTCCGTCTGGTCGCGGTAACTGGCGTTAAGCTGCGCGCAGCCCTCTTCACCGCGCTTCATGATCTTAGTGAAGCTCGTGTTGATGCTGTTTTGGATCATCTGAGCCAGTGGGCTCGGAGCGTGGCGCGGGCCAGAGAGTGCCAGCGCGGGACGCGCCTTGACGCCTAGGATGCTACGGATGTCCTCGACGCTGATCGGGTCGCCAGTGCCAAGCACCTGCACTTCGATGGGCTCTTCACCCTTATAGTTAAAGGTGCCGGGGATGCGCAGGATGCGTGAGACTTCGAACACTGCCGGGTCAACCCGCAGGTCCTGCGCTACGCAGACTTCCTTGAGGCGGGCAGCTACAGGCTCCCATTCCTCACGGGTGATTGCTTCAGTCAGCGCCCAGTATACGTGCAGCCCGCGCCCCGAGTTGACCACGATGGGTCGGGGGAGACCTACGGTCTTACAGAACTGCTTGAGGGCCTGTAGGGCCTCACCCTGCGTGTCGTAGTCCTTGGTGGGGCCGCAGTCGATGTCGAGCCAGAACGCCTTGAGCGCCTGTACGTTATCCTTCTTGCGTCCGTCATCACCCTTGTACTTAGCGACTCCGAAAAATACGTTCATCTCGCGGCGCAGGAAACGCGCCGCCCACTTATCTAGCTCCTCCCGAGTATCTACCAGCTGCTGCTGTTTGCTATCTCCATTGATCCCGACGACAGCATACCAGCCTCCCGCTGGCTGCACTGCCGACAACAGATCGAAACCCTCCATGGCGCAATAACCCTCCACGAGGACAGTGACCAGCTGCCCCCCAAACTTCACATAGCTGCACCGCGTCTTAGGCGGCGGAGCCCTCTAGACTTGCGACATAGGTTTCAATGAGAGTGACCACGTTGGCCTGCGGGGCCGAAACCCCGCAGAACCAATTGTAAACCGTGGCCCTCGTTACACCCATCCGCTGCGCTACTACCGTGACCGGGACATCATGCTGAATGCACAGCTTCCCGAGACGAACGCCCAGCTTGCGCTGATTGGCCTTCGCGTTCAAGTCACGAATACGCAGAGTGTAACCATGGCTCATTAGCCTTCATCCTCATCGTCAGCCCACGAGTCCACAAGCGAACCAAGATCGGATGAGAGCTTTACCGGCTCTTCCTTCTTGCTCGATGCGCGCTTAGCGGGTTCAGCCTGCGGTGCAGTCTCTTCGTCTTCTTCTGCATCGTCCCACTTGTTAGTGGGCTTAGCAGCGGCAGCGGGCTTGATCGCCGGAGGTGCTTCTTCCTCGGGCTCTTCGGCCTTCGGCAGTGCCTTCTTTTCGGTCTCACCGGCACTGATCTGGATCAGGCGGCGCGTTGCAGGGTTAGCCTGTGTGCGCTCAACCAGCTCCAGTTCTTCCTCGGTGATGAAGCGATCAGCCGTGAAGGTAAGCTCCATGGTCTCAGCATCGAGGTTGTAGGCGATCGTAGTAACAACGCGGTCAGGTGCTGCGCCGTTGTTCACGAGGAAGCGACCATAGCTCTCGAAGGGGTGCGTGTTGCCGCTACCCTTACCGAACAGGCTCTTTGCGGGCACGTTGAACTGGTAGACTTCACCAGAGGTGTCACCTTCGAGCAGCACAGCAATCTTGCGCTTGAAGCGGCAAGCCTTACCCTTACCGTTCTGGCCCGAACCGTCGATGTTCATTGCGCAGCTAGCACAGTTAGCAGCCTGCCGGTTCTTAGCCTTCACATCAGGCTTGTCGCCCAGCGGGGAGTAGCAGTCAGGCAGCGTGCCCTTAGCATCCGGGTCGTACTGGCCAGCGTAGTATTCGCGGCTAGGCTTCTCCAGCATATCGACGATGATGGCGTTGAACTCGCCACGAATGGCCTTGCCGACCTGCTCACCGTTGATGATGCGCTTGAAGGTGCCGTTGGTGTTGGTAGTGATGCGGCTATAACCGCCCGATGAGTTATCAGCGATCTGCTGGCCCAGCTTCGAAGGAGGCAGGGCAGAAGCGGCGATTGCACCGGGGTTCTTAAAGATTGTCAGGTTGCTCATAGTCTCTCTCACTTGTTAGTCGGTTTGCGTACGGTAACAGCGTACTTAGTGTCTGCATTAAGGCCAATCGGCAGGGTCTCAGGGTTGTCCTCTAAGTACTGCCTCATGTTGCCGTTGTGGATGCGCTGCTCCAAGAGGTGCGGAACATCATGCTCCTTGATGAAGCCGTACATGGATTCCCAATCGTTCGTCCAGTAGCGGGTAACCGCCCGGCGCGTGACCGTACCTTCGGGGGTACGCAGGCTGTCCATGTTCTGCGCGTTGCAGATTTCGAGCAGCTTAGCGCTAATAGCATCAAGCTGCTCTTTCAGTACCGCGATTGCGGTCTTGTGTGCCTCTTCCTGCTCGTTGATGGCGTCCCGGATTTTCCGGTAAACCTTCACGAGCCTGTCAGCAGGCAGGGTTTCACCTTCCATTGTTTGCTCCTCTTGGTTGGTGGGTAAACAGTAAAGTAGGTTTTATACAGTGTCAAGGGCTACACAGCAATCACGTCCCGATACAGGTCGATCAGCTTCTCGTGATGGTCGATGTTCCCCTGCAGCATCGTATACAGCCGCTCCTCAGCGGGAGAGCCTTTGATGTGCACGATGGTCATGGTGTTCTTCTGGCCCGGACGGTTGATGCGCGCGTTGGCCTGTAGGTAGGTCTCCACGCTGGTTACCGGGGCGTACCAGATGATTGTATCTGCTGCCGTCAGGGTCAGACCGTGCGAGGCTGCCTGTGGCTGGATGATAAGCACGTGTGGGTCTTTGCTATCTTGGAACCGATCCACTAGGTCGCTGCGCTTATTCACCGACACGCTGCCATTGATAACCCCGCAGCTAATCCCGGCTTTCTCTAGGCGGTCGCGCAGCAGCTCGATGGTGTGCGTGAAGGGCACAAAGACCAGTACCTTGTGACTGGCTTCCTCAATCACTTCCAGCACCGCGTTGAGGCGGTTACTAACGTCGAACTCCAACACCTCGCCAGTATCGGTGTAGACCGCGCCACCGCTGATCTGCAGCAGCTTGTTTAGCTTAGTAGCAGCGTTGACAGCACTGACCTCTTCGCCTGCTGCTTCCATAACCATCTCATCGCGGAGCAGCTTGTAGTACTTGAGCTGCTGCGGAGTAAGCGGCGCTTCGCGATCCACGTGCGTCACTTCCGGTAGGTCGAGGCAGTCCTTCTTCTCGAAGCGGATAGCCGGTTGCAGGATGCCATGTACGTAAGCAGGGGCGGTAGGCTTAGGTACCCACTTGAACTGAGTAATCTTGGTTAGCACGGTCGCCTTGAACTCGGTGAAGTACTTCGGGCACCCCTCGGGGTTGACTAGCCTAGCAAGACCGTAGGCATCAACGGGCGACTGCGCTGCTGGTGTGCCGGTCAGCATCCAGAGACGCGGGTCCGTAGCCTTAACCAGCTTGTTAAGCACCTTCCAGCGGTTGGTCTGCGCGTTCTTATAGGCGTTAGCCTCGTCAATCACGATCAGATCAAAGCCACCGTTCATGATCTCCTCGGCCACGACCGCAACACCGTCGAAGTTAATCACGACGAACTCGATGCCGGAGGCAATCACCTTCTTGCGCTGCGCTGCTGCGCCATGCGCCACGCCACACGACCGGTGCATAGCAAAGGTGAACAGGTCCTTCTGCCATGCCGACTTCATGATCGACAGCGGGCACAGGACAAGTACGCGCTTAACCAACCCCAGCTTCATGAGGTAGTCAGCGGACCAGATCACGCTGGCCGTCTTACCGGTGCCCTGTTCGTTGAAGCAGAACGCCCGCCTACGGATCGACAGGAAGGATGCAGTTTCCTTCTGGTGGTCGAAGGGAGTGAAGCGTCCGGTCCACTTATAGTCGCGCAGCATCGGGGACGGCACGTCCATACGCAGCTTGGCCAGCTCTTCGGACTCGCCGTGGCCCCAGTGAACTAGGACGCCCTCACGGGTCAACGCACTCTTTTTAATAGTCCCGGTCACAGCGGACGGGTTTGGCATCTCCAGTAGGAGCGCCTTGTTATCGATGATCCTCACGTTTGCTCCTTGAGGTTGGTTATTTGCGCTTACGTTCGCGCTTGCTGATCTCCGAAACGAGGTTGCCCTTAGCGTCCCGTTTAAACGAGCGGTTCGTTGCCTTGCTCTCCACGCGAAGCCCGGTACCGTTGTTGCCGCCCTTGTCGAATGCCTTCACGTGGGCAACGTCCTTGCCATCACCCTTCTTGACCTTCCCGGCCTTCATCATCTTGGCACGGGCAGCATTGCGTGCTGCGCGGTTCTTGAGCTGCTCAGGCTTGCCTTGATACTTATCGTATTCTGACCGGTAGTCCCTATTTTTCAGTGGCATAGTCTACAACTTTCTTACACCAAGCGATATATTCGGGGATGGGGAGGCTGCCTCGCCACTGATTTACCACAGTACACACCAACTGTACATTACTAGGGGCATAAGTGCCCCCTGCATCTACACGATCCAAGCTAGCATTAGTGGGTGTGAGTACCCCCCGCTCCAGCTTACAGGTCATAAGTTCGCCGGTTAACGCACAACGTCCATCCTGTGCCTCCAGTATAGCAATACAATCAGTGGGGGTAATTACCCCCTTGCGGCGCTTGGGTTGGCAAAGACGCGAGAAATACCGCTCCCAGTTACCGCTGATTAGCTTGTACTGCATAGACGTGTCGTTGACGTTATTCATGCGCCAGCGCCCCCGACATTTATTAGAGCAGAATATATGTGCTCCGCTGTTGGGGGTAAACGTGACCCCACAAAACTTGCAGTCTTTAGGTGCCCACTGGGCGCTATCGTGATGCCATCCAGCCATACTCAAGGAGTATGCACAGTATCACGCCTAGTGCAACCTATTTCCTCCGGGGTCGCCAATTCTCGCAGGTCTTGACGGGACAGAAAGGACACAACCCCGAAGACTTTGCGTTCCATACACCATTTTCCATGGCCGCGTCGAGGTGATCCAGCTGCGCGTCGAAGACCGACATGTACCGGCTCTTCTCCGTAATCACGTGCGTCTTGGGGATCAGCTCTCCGCTAACAACGTAGATAAGCGACGACTTGACCTGAAGCACCTCAGGGAAGTGCGTGAACACGGCCCCTGCTAGCAGATCGAGCTGCTTGGTATCAGCGTAGCGTGCGCTCTTCCCGGTCTTGTAGTCGATGCAGTACGCCTTGGTCCCGTTGATGATGAGCAAGTCGGCGATGCCGCGCCACCATACGTCCTTGTCGAAGAACTCGCAGGGTTCGTAACCCCCGTTAACCTTGCGCACCCCCAGCTTAAGCTCAGCGTGCTTATCACCCGGAATAGCAGCGAGGCGTTCGACGATAGGGCGGATGTAAGCAAACTTCTCCGGGATCGGCGTACCGTCCTTGATGAACAGTTCCGCCGCCTCGTGCACGGCGGTGCCGTAGTCAGCAGCTTCCCCTGCCTCGTCCTTTACGTCCTTAGCCACCTTAAGGTGGAAGTACTTCTTAGGGCACTGCTCAAAGGTCTTGATTGCTGAGTACGACCACGCCGTCACGATGGTTAATCCTTTTTCTTGAAACGCCCAGTGTTATCGCGCGGGGGCTGTGCGTCAATGTATCCGTGCCACCGACCACTAACATAGCCGAGTACCGCAGTTGATGCGCAGGCTATGACGTAGAGTGCAATATCCATTTTACCTCTCCTCACCTTCGAGCCGCATTGCCACGAGCTTGGCGTATCCGGCGATGTCGATCCAGCTATCGGCGTAGTCAGGGTCACCATTAATGATACGCCCGATCTTGTGTGCGATCATCTCAAGCGCTTCCTTCTGATCGGGTGCCATCTTGTGCCAGCTATCCCCGCGCATGATTACATGCTTGATCCGCTGGGTCACGTCAGCGTGCCCTCTGAACGAACCATACCGGCTCCCGCGCTCTTCGAGGACAGCATCTACGTCCATACCAGCCTCTTCTACCATGTCCGCGTGTCCTTATCTACGCGAAGGAAGTCGCCGTGCCGGATGCGCCGTCCCCATGAGCGCCGCTGCCCACTGGTGAAGCCCTTCCATTCGACCTCGACGTCGAACCGCTCGGCCATCAGTTGCAGGATCGAGTACTCGTGGTCCGACAAGTATGCGGTGTACCCGCGCTGTAGCTTCTTCACTCTCATTTCAGATTCCCTCCACTCTTGAGGATGTCGCCGTCGAACACATAGGTGCCAGTGTGGGTCAGGCGGATAAACGGGTGGGCATGGATTTTGCCTCCATGTTCACGCCACAACTCGCAGAAGTGGTAGTCCTCCGACAGCAGCGCGCCGCTCTGGTCGATGCTGGTGGCGAAGAACTCGTGGGTCAGTGGCTTGACGTACTCACCCGTTACCGGGTCTTGGAACGAGGAGACACGATAGGTAGGCACGTGGGGTATCAGGTGCTCGAACACCTCGCGCTTGATAAGCATGAAGCCAGTGCCCCCATGGCGCACCTCGAAGCAGCCTGTTGCGTCTGTCTCAGCATTGCCACCGACCATGTTGAACACGAAGGCTCCGGCATAGTCAGCTAGGTCCGTAGCTCCGTTAGTCGCTGCGCGCCCCACGCTATCCCAGTTCACTTCCTTCTTGGGGTAGATACCACAAGTAATGTCCTTGTCGGCCAGCATCAGCTGAGCGATGGCCTCTCCGTCGAAGCCAATGTCGGCGTCGATAAACATCAGGTAGTCGTGGTTGCTAGCGAGGAACACACGGGCCAGTTCGTTGCGGGCGCGGGTGATAAGGCTCTCGTTCATGATCTGGCACCATGCCACGTTCACCCCGACCTCACGCATCTTGGCCATGGTCATGAGCAGCCCCTGCACATAGGTCCCCGTACATATACCTCCGTACATGGGAGTAGCGATCATAATGCTCGGGCGCTTGGTTTCCACAGGCTTCACTTTGATTTCATCAGTCATGCGAACCACCCCTTAAACTTGTCCCACCAGTTACGCTGCGCTTGTGCCAGCTCATGTTTGGTTTCAGCCAGATCAACCATCGTATCAAGGAGCAGCCGTAGCGCCTCTTCGTGCGTAGCGAGGGCAGCTCTCAATTCGCGATGCGTTTCACCATGCCGCTCAAACTCCTCGCGGTATGCGGCTTCGTATTCTTTAGCTCGATCGATCTGTGGCTTGGGCGCCTCAACCTTCGGCTTTGACTTTGGCTTGATGATGGTTCCGGACTTGTACTTCACGTGATAGGTTGGGGCAGTCTTTGGTCCCGGACCACCCGTATCGCGCACCGTTTTACGGCCTCGAACCTCAACGGACCCATTCTTCTGCATCTTGTGCAGAGCGCAGCCTACTGCCGACCTAGTCAGGTCTGGCAGGTGGCCCATAATTTCTGCCACCGTCAGGTCCGGGTTGCACTTCAACACTGCGAAAATACGCCGGGCAGTCTCGCCCCTCTTAGTCTTAACAGTACCCATCTTAGTTGCTCCTTCTTGGGTTAGGACTTCTTACGTACGACCAGTTGGTATCCAACATGGACGATCTCTGCCGTCTCACCGAAGATGTTGGTGAAGGCGTCAATTGCGATCTTGGGGCGGTGCAGTGCGTCACGCGGGTTGCCCCAGAGGTAATCATCAAAGACCATCAGCCCGCCAGCCTTAAGCAGAGGCCAAGCCATGCAAGCATCGGTCAGCACATCGGGTGCCGTGTGGCTGCCGTCGATGTAGATGAAGTCGTAGACGTTCTTGCCATCGAACCAGTGCGCTAGCTTGCGCCCCAGAAACTCGGTAGACGTACTCTTGTACTTATAGACGCGGTTGTTCTCTGCGTCTGGACCGGGGCTAGCGAACCGGGTATGGCCCCAGCTACCTTCGCGGCTGCGGTGTTGCGCGGACTTGCAGTCCAGCGCCTTGATGATGTTGTGGTCGAAGCGGGCCTCGACGCTCATCATATCCTCACCGTCAGCCTTATGTTCTTCGCCGCCTTCCCACGTATCCACGCAGTCGATCCAGTCGCCCGGCCCCATCATGTTTTCGAGCATCCAGACGGCGCTGCGGCCCTCGAAAGAGCCGATCTCAAGGATTGACTTCTGCTCCGGCAGCATCGGAACCAGCTGCTCCCACACGGCAGGTGCCCAGTTGAACCAGTCTTTGGTATATTGGTATTCGCTCATAGTCCTAGCTTCCTTTTGATCGAGTGGCCTTCGGTGATCTGCCCGTCCTCATCCTGCAACAGATAGGTCTTGTTGCCCAGCCGCAGGGTCATGGGGGCGATCTGGTTATTGTATAGGCCAGCACCTTGGAGATAGGTCCCCGGTAGTTGGCTAGCCAACGTAGCTTGCTGTAGCTGTGACGCGTACTGTTGCTGCCCTCTCCACCGCATAGCCTCTTCCCGCTCACGCCTCGCTTCGGCCCGGCGTTCCTCACCGTTGAGCAGTTCGTCCAGCACCTCTTCGTGGACGCGCTGGAAGATTAGCTCCTTGGCTTTGCCATAGATCAGTTCCTTCTCGGCCTCGTTGAAGTGCCAGCCAAGCTGGCTGATCCAAGTTTCCCAACGCCCAGTGACTGCGAGGCTGCTATTAGCCTGAAACTGAAACTCCTCCGGGTGGCTCTCCATCCGGGCTGCCAGTAGCTCGACCACTGGGTGGATATTATCCGCCATAACTACCCCCCATCTTGCTCTCGCAGTTGAGCGGCAGGCCCAGCGCCCACTTAGGGCGAATGCGCATGCAGTCTTCTACGAACTTACGTGCCTCATCGGCTTCCCCGACCGGGACCACACAGCCCACGGCGTCATGCACGGTCATAACCACACGGTAGCGGCGCGCGACCATCAGCATCTGCTCACCGATCACGATCCGGGCCAGCGCCTGACACACATTTTCAACGCATTTGCCACCATAGATGCGGTTAGGGATGATAGTTCGGCCCTTCTTGGTATCGTAGACTAGCTCCTGCTTACCGTTAGTCTCGATCGTCCGGAGGTTAGGGTACCGGATGTACATCTTGTTAGGCAGCCGGATGCCCAGCATGTCTACGTTGACCACACCCTCGCGCCCTAGCTGGCTAGTACGCTGCGTCCGCAGCGCTTCCAGTGCCCGCCCAGCAGCTTGCCACAACTCCGGGATTTTAGGGTAGGTCTGCCGGTACACTTGAATGATGTACTTGCACTCGTCGAGGTCGAGGCTGACGTTAAAGGTCTTGAGCTGCGCTTGGAACTTCGCAGGACCCATGCCGTAGCCCGCGCCAAGGATGGTGGTCTTACCCACGAACCGCTGGCTGTCCGTCACCTCTTCGATAGGCACGTTATAGATGCTGGACGCCATGATCTTATAAACGTCCTCGCCCCGGTCGAACGCCTCCACGAGGTCATCCTGCCCAGCTAGCCACGCCAAGGTGCGCGCTTCGATCTGTGAGGAGTCGCAGTCGATGAAGATACAGCCTTCCGGCGCTAGCATTGCCTTCTTGAGCGGCGACTTGCGCGGCAGGTTCTGGAGGTTGACCTTGTCGTCTCCGCCCCAGCGCCCGGTGTGGGCTGCGTAGTAACGTAGGGGGACGGGCAGGGTCCCACGGTCTGCGATACGGATGAAGCGTTCCGTGCGTGTCTCTTCCAACGTAGACTTAACGCCCAGACGCGCCGCCACAATCGCCTGAACCTGCTCATTCTCATGCTCCAGTAGCGCCTTGAATGCCTCGTCATTCTTGGCGAAGGCGAAGGTCACCTTACCCGTAGTGGGGCTAATCTTCGTAGGCACCACGACACCGTGAAACTCAAGCAGCTCGGCCAGCTTAGGGTTACTCATCAGCTCGGCCTTATCGTAGTTGAGCTTGGCCATCAGTGCTTCCTTCTTGGTCTGCACGTCGGCTAGGTGCGCAGTCAGCACGTCCTTATCCAGAGTTAGGCACGGCTCACTGAACATGCGGATCGTTAGGTCGATCAGCTTCATCTCCAGCTTGGGCATCAGCGGGGCCACCCTGCCGAACAGGTCGTAGGTTAGCTCCACGTCGTTGATGCAATACTCGCCGTAGCGGGCCAGCTCTTCGGGTGAGAAGTCCAGCCGCCCCTTACCCAGCGCGTTGACCACCTCGGTGCCCTTGACGCCCAGCCCGTAGCGCTCAGCAGCCTTAGCTAGGCTGTTACCAGCATCCGGCCCGTCAATAGCGCGTAGCATCGACAGGGTATCCCCGATCATCTTGGGGCGAATGTCGAAGTGCCAGTTCAGGATAGCAGCGTCGAACATAGCGTTGTGGGCCACAGCCAGCGCATCATCCCACGGGAACTGCTCCAGCCACTGCTTAGTCTGCGCCTTGGTGCCGGAGAACCACTGGGTCTCGCCATCATCCACCTTCACCGCAATACCGATAGTCTCGAAGAGCTCGTCGCGGATATATTCTTCCGTAGTCATCTTCGACAGGCTAAACGCCCGGTCGTACATCGTCTCAAAATCGTAAGTGATAATGTGCATCAGGGGTTACCCCACTTGATAGGTGACATATCAATTGAAGCGGAGGTTGCGCGCAGCTGGTTAACCGGATGCTGGGCGGTCGTAAGAGCCACCCCAGCCTCGTACCTCTCGAACTCGTTGCCCTGAATCTCGACGTACTTGGCGTAGAGGCGCTCGGTCTGCTCGTCCGACAGGAAGGGCAGGGGCTTGGTATGGTAAGAGGGGACCATTGAGGCGTTGTCGTCACCCATGCGGCTACGCAGCTGGTAGATCACGCGCTGCCACTTAGGCGCGCGGTAGTCGCCCGCATGTAAGGTGTTATCACTCTCCGGGTCCCAGTCCTCACAGAACTCCTCGGGGTTGCTTTCCATCCGCTTAGTCAGCAGGTCTACGACTTCATCCATTGGTTTGCTCCATAAACTTCTTGTAAGCGTCCAGTTCGTCCTTGGCGTCTTTCACCTTGAAAGGTAGCGGATGAAAACTGCCGTCACTGGAGTCGTGATCCAGCCACGGTATGATCCGCTTAACCTGCCACGTCATATCGCTCTGGTCGTAGTTGGCGTACACAGCCCACGTGGTGTCGTACTTCTCATATTCCGTGCCAAACAACTCGTTCAGACCGGGCAGCAACTCCTTGAGCAGTTGTGCGCGAGAGATAGCCATCACTTAACCCTCGTTACGTAAAGCACGCCGTCCCGGAATCGGGTCATGAAGGTCATGTCAGCACGTGCGTTGTAGTTGTGTGCAGAGCGCTTGATCCGCTCGTGTTCGGCCTTGGTCACGCCGGGGAAACTCTTGGTCTCCCCGGCCCGTAACTGGGAAAGCCCGTAGCGTTCGGGTATACCGAAGCCCTTAGAACCTGAGGTCATCGTCTCCCCACTCATAAATATCCCAGCCGAAGTTGGTGAACAGCCAGTGACGTAGCATCAATCACACTCGATCTCGCGGATCGACGTCCAGATGTAGGGTGCATAACAGATGGTATCGCCGTCCTTGGTGACGTCCCACCCATGCAGGTAGCCATTGCCACCAACGAGGACCGCCGCAGCGGCGGGGGCAACGGTGCCAAGCATTAGCCCAGCGGCGAACCCGATTACATACTTACGCATTGGTCTGCTCCTTCTCTGTTACTTCAACGCTGACAATTTCCACCGGCCCGTGGATACCCCTGCGGTTAACGACTCGCTCGACGGCGATACGCAGAGCCATGATGTTGCTGTCGGCTACGACCTTTGGTAGCCAGCTTACTCGGCGACCAGAAACCGCGTTTGTTTTGCGGTAGTGGACACGCACATGGTAAGTGTTCACGTGACTGGCTCCTTCTTTTTCAGCTTGCGGACCAGCTCGGTCAGCATGTCCCAGTTCTCTTCGTTGACCACTACGGCCACGCCGCCAGCTTGGCGGATGCTCTCGATCTCACGCACTTGCAGGGTGGTCGGCTTGTTCTTGCCAGCCTTGCACTCAATGCCAATGAAGCATCCGCTCACACAGGCGATAATGTCGGGAACCCCACTACGTCCGTAACCATGTGTTGCGGGGAAGAAGTAGTAAGCACCCTCGGCTTTGAGGATGCCCACCACCTTAGCTTTGACTTTTGCCTCTGGCGTTTGCGCCATGTATTTGCTCCTTCTTACGTGAGGGTAATTACACTCCCTCTATACCGTGTCAAGTCTTATCAGTTAGCGCCGCGACCGGATAAATCTGAACCGATCCGCGCTCTGTTTCACTCTCGACGGCATAGCCTTCTGGTGTCAGGCTGGTGGCGTAGAACCCCACGACAAGCCCGGTCCAGTTGCTGCCTTTGGTCTTGGTTACGCGGTCGCCTAGGCGATAGCGCCAATGTTCCGGTGGTGTCATGGCTTCTCTCCTAGTGCTGCGCGGGCTGCCTCGATTACCGCAGGAGCTTCCGTGAACTGATAGCCATCCTGCTCCTCTACCGCGTGGTAGTTGATGTTGAGCGCCAAACTTTCCTCCAACGCCTCCCGCAGCCGCCCGTTCTCGGCCTCAAGGGCTTCGATGCGGTCGGCGCGTTCCTTGCACTGGGGGCAGAAGTTCGTCCTAATTTGGTTATTGGTCATGGCTCTGCCTTTCGCTGGCCTTCTGTTGACGCTGAATAAACACACACCCGGCATGGACTGTAAGCCACCTCCCGGCGTTGCGCTCAAAATGACCCGCGCCGGGGGCGACTATTTTGCCGCAGCAATAGCAGGTTCCTGCGTATTT